ATATATGTCTATTTTATCTGCTACGTCAATTCCGCCACCGCCTTGTTGAACAGTCGTTTGTATATATACCTGTGATACAGCAGAATAAAGAGTAACATATGGAGCAGTCCTTTCTTCAAACGAGACAACCACATTAGAGTTTATTGCTGGTAAGTTATATATACCGTCATTAGATGAACTTAATTTAACATTCTCTACTAACCTATCATCTTCTGGTATATCAGGTATCAATCTAACACAATCTACCGTCCTGTTTTCAGGATAAACTGCTACCACTCTCATCATTTCAGAATAACTCCTGTCATTCTTATCTAATGCTTTTCTCATATAATCTATAAGTTTCTTACTCATAACACATTATTTATATTTAAAATGCTTTATTAAGCATGATTTTTTGTTTCCATCCGTTTTTATCTACGGTTATATCATTTCTTTCACAAAAATATAGTTCAACAACATCGCCTTTTTCGTCAATATCTTTGTAAGTTAATTCTATAAGTTCCCCTTTTCTAACTGAAAATACCCCCATAGTTTGTATTGACCCTTCAAAATGAACATTTATATTCCTGTAATATATTAGCTCTGCCATTTTGTCTAATGTTTCTTGTTCTATTTCAAAATCATAATTAACAGTTATTATATTATCAGCGTCACTTTCTCTTATATCTAACGGGAATGATGATTTTCTTAATAAATTAGCTCCTTCTCTTAATTGTTCCTCTGTAAAGTCACCTTCTGGTAATTGATTGGCGTTGGTTAATTTAGATGTTATTCTTACTAAAGTATTTTCTCTATCAGATTTAAAAGTAAAATCACTTTGTATAATGGGCAAATAGCCTGGTCTATAAGGATAAGAAAACTTTTTAGGTATTCTATTACCAGTTTCTACATTTAATCCGTCTGGTGTTACTTGTATCTGTCTGGTATATAAAAAGTCTAACATTCTATTATTACCTCTATTTGTTCCAGGGGTTTGAAATACATCATCATTCTTGCCGTCTAATCTGACTTGCTCCCAATCCCAAAATTTCCACCCTATCATTAGTATAGACCTTTCAGTCCTTCTTATTGACATACCATCAGGCGCAGAATACGAATAGGTATCGGACGGTAGGTTTAAAAAATAGGCATAAAGACTATCATAACTATCTACTATTAATTTCAAAAATTCTCCAGGTCTCATTCTTTCTCCTAATTGTATAGAAAGTTTAGTGTCCCATGCTACCGCATTTCTTTTAACTTGTTGTAAGTCAGGAGCTTGGTCAGAACTCATTTGAGCAAAGCCTATCTGCCTTAATATTTCATACACATTTACATTATTCCATGATTTTTGAAAACTATTTAACCTTGTAAAGTCAAAATATGCCTCATCTAAACATATAATCTCTCCTCCTTGGTCACTCAATTCTACTCTGTCTATCTTAAAGTATCTTATAACAGGGTCTAATCCCTCTCTCATTTGTCTTTCAGGGTCTTCAAAGTTAGAATTTCTCGTATTATTCTTGTGTGATATATAACACCTTATTAAAGAACCCTGTTCTACCTCGTAAAATGTTCCATCGTTTAATTTAATAGAGAAAATTGAACCTGCTTTTTGACCCTCTTCTCTGTCTATATGTCTAACAAATAAGGTGTGTTTAGGTAATTTAAAAGTAAAAGTATCTGCTGTTTCATTTACGTCTGAAACAATATTACTATCATAAGCCATTAGTCTTTGAAACTTTTGCTTACCAGTATAAACAGATATATGATGTTCTATTATATATGTACTCATAGTATATTATTGATTTCCAAAATAAGTTATCTTATCTTGTGTTGGTGCTATAACACTATCATCAAATTCACTATCATCTGAAATTGCTGATAATGTGAATGTTACGGCATTTTTGTATGTTTCACTTTCACCTATTGTTAAGTCTGTTACTATTATTTCATATACATCCATTTGATTTAAAGTGGTATTAGTAATAGAAACTGGTCCTATATATTCTTTAAGGTTTCTTAAAATTTCTATGTCATCAATAGGCAGTATATTATAGTCTGTTTGTTGGTAAGAAAAATCCCCTCCTGTATTTCTCCATGTTTGTTTAGGTTGTCCAAATAACAAACCTGAAATAGATATTTGTGTGTCATCATTATATAACCACTCTTTGAAACTACCTTTCATACCAGGTATATGTGTTTTTACCCATTCGTTTTTATTTTCTAAAGTAACAAATGCTATTTCCATAAATAATTCAAATTCTTCTCCGTCGTCTGATACCCATTCTATTAGCGTATATTTATCTATCTTTGTCCCTAATTTACTAGTTCGTCTTTCTTCGTCCCATTCACCTGTTTGTTTTTCAGGTAATAAAAAAAATCTTATTAAAGTCTTTATTTGGTCATAACCTAAACCCAATTGCCTACCAATATCAAATGCTTGATTAAACAGCCTGTTATCAGCCCCTGTTGATATAAAGTTACTTAATGATTGTAAAGGGTTTGCTTTAATCTTTATATCATCTTCGTTGTTATCTCTTATATTATCATAAGTTTGATCTAACTTCCTATCACCCGTTCGTCTTGGGTCTTCTATGAAAAATCTTTCAGCCATTTTATTATATTTTTTTATGTACTCATATTAACAATAATTCTCCTGAATAGTTGCGTCATCCTTTCCTCTAAATCGTACTCTCCTTCTGTTAAAGTTTGTGGCATAAGATTAAGAGTTTCAATTTGTTTGCCTATGTTTATTGTTATGTGTTTTGCTGTTCTATTTACGTTTGCTGATATACCATATTCTTGTTCAATGTTAGACTCTGCTTTTTTCATTTCAGATTGAGTCTGTTTAATTAAGTCGTCTATCGTCAATTCGTCTGTCGTTTTCGATGTTAGCGCTTTATACTTTTCCGCTAATTCCGGGTGTTGTTTTAATAAATTTTCTTGACTTTTTAAGTTCCTAATATATTTAGGGTTATTAAAAAGCCTATCCATTTCGTTTTGATATTCATTAATAGATATAGTCCCTTTATCAAATTGTTCCTGTAATTCTTCTTGTTGTTGTTTAAAAGATTCTATTACTTTTTGATTCTTGGTATAAGTCCCTAAAGCACTTGATTCTGAAACATCTAAGCCTATCATATGTCCGAAACTTTCTCTAAATCCCTCCCATAATCTCCTTAATATCATCAAGGCTTGTATCGATGCCCATAAAATGACAATAAGTTTATTAGCATTCACCGTCTTATTAAACATTCTAAACACACTATTAACGTCTCTCAAACCTTTTAAAAACCCAGTAATACGTCTTACTGCGAATATAGTAACTAACATACCACCAAATGCTTGTATCTCTCTTTTATATTTTAATATCCAGTCTATCATACCTGGTATTTTTGTTATAAAACCACCAAGAACACTAACTACACTTGTTATTTGAGGTCTAAATTTCTCCGCTATTTCAGTGTTGACTTCAAATAACTTATCTCTTAGGTTTGAAAACATACCACCTAATGTAGCCATTTGCCCTCCCATCGAACCAGAAATTCCTTTTGTTCTACCCATTTCAACAATCCAATCTTTAATAGCATCACTTGTGTTATCTATTTCGTATATTGTCCCTCTAAAGTTTGCTTGTAATTTATCACCGTCTTTTCTCATTTGAATACCGAATTGCTTTAGTGTTTCGAATTCTCCTGTGGTAGCGTTTATAACAGCGTTAGAAAGAGCTCCTATATCTTTACCAACAGACGATGCGACATCACCCATTGCGGTATACTCATCCATGGTCGGTGCTATACCAAATTGTGCTAACATTGACCAACTTTCAGTAACTTGTGCTATCTGATAAGGAGTTTCAGTAGTGAATTTTTGTAAATCTCTCATAGCCACTGCTGCTTTTTCAGTAGAACCTAGCAATATTCTCATATTAGCTTCTAATTTTTCGAATTCTTTTCTATCATCTATTAGAGTTCTTATTCCGAAACCAGCGCCAAATAACATACTTAACCGAGTGGCAGCACCTAATAACCCCCTTATATGTGTTTGAGTTTGTCTAAATGATTGATTTATACGTCTGTTATTCCTAACAACCGAATTTTCAGTCTTTTTACTACTTGAACGAAACTTTTTAAGAAAACCCGAAACTTTGTCTTTAGCCTCATATATTATTGATATTCTATTTTCGCTCATTTTATTTCTCTATTTTTTTATTTCTTTGTCTTGTAACCCAGTCCCATTTAGCAAACAAATCGCAAAATTCGTCCTCATCTAATTCTGATAATTCTTTTGGTGATATAGCGAAGTCATACAATATCATCGCTTCCATTTTAGACCATGGACTTAATTTCTTTTTCTCCTTTAATTTTTTTTTAAAGTAGATTGTTTTATATTAATTAAGTCTGTTAATCTTAATAATACCGATATGAAAATGTCGGTATCTTCATATACTGGTTTATCTGTCTCTGTTTCAGACACCAAGGCATAAAATAACTTTTCCATTGCTGTACTTAATTGACCTCCTTGGCTCATCATACCAGTTATTTCAAAGAATATACCTCTGGTTATTTTATTAAACATCGCTTTATATACTTTATTATTTTTGGTTACGGTTACTATTTGCTTATTGTCTTTCTTTTCAACTTTGGTTGGTAAAGTAACAAAGAGTTTTTCAATTTGCGCAGACGCACCTATAAAGTATTCGTCGTCGTCTAATATCTCTCTATCCCCCTCTAACCATAGGGTTTCCATTACGGTTTCAGTAGCCTTCAGTTCGTCTTGTTCAGACATATCTAAAAACATAAAAAACTCTAATTTATCTGGTTTTCTGAACCACCCTTTTTTACCATCAATTTCTATCTCATAAACACCACCGTATTGCTCTTTTAGATGTTTAATTTGATTTTTATTCAACTTACCCATAACTTATTTATTTATTTTTTATTCCCAATCGATATGAGAAATAGCTAATTCAATCTCAACTCCAATACTTGTATCTCCCTCAGATACGTTTCTTGGGTTTTGTTTAAACTCTACATTTCTTAATGTATGTTTTACTGCTTTGTTAGCGTCAGTAGGCATATATGAAACAACTATATTAAACATAGGAATATCTTGTATTCTACTATATCCTTTTGTTCTTGCTGCTCTCAATATATTTTCTACTTCACCTGAATGTAGTGTAATAGAGGCTGTATTCTCGTAAGAACCATATCCTCTGGCTACTGGCATTGTAGAAGCACCTGGTATATTTTCTATTGTTTGATTTTCGTCATAATTTATAGCCGTTACTCCGTAAATTGGAGCGCCTAACACTATAAATGCTATACTTGACCAACTATATTCAACACCATTTATTAAAGGGGTTACTCTTAAACCTTTCATAATTATATGATTATTTTTTTATCGCTTTCGCAATGATTTTCTTAAATCTCCTAACCTGTAATTATATTCTTTATTATCACCGTTAGTATTCCATAATTTTATATTGACTAACAAATTACCTGGAACCCAGTATATTGTATCGTCTGTTATATTTATGTTTATCTTATTTTCTCTATCTGTATATATTAAATTATTTATTTCCTCCTCACCACTTTCTTGTCTAATGGGACCATAATAACCTTTAATACTATCGATTTTTATAAAATAATTTTGTTCTGTTTCTTCTGTCCATAATACTAAACCTGTTTGTTCATAGTCGTTGTCGTCGTTAAATAAATGATTTTCAAAATGGATAGTTGTATTTCCTGTTTGTGTTATGGTTCCTCTATTTTTATAATACCATGTATATTGTTTCGTATAAAATGGTGTATATAATATATCATCACTATTAACTATAACCGTCTCGTAATCAATCATATCTAACGTGTTTTTATAAGGTGTTGTATCTATCTCCTCATAGACTTTTGTTCCTCCTGATAACCATACATAATTATCGTCGTTTATAAAGTAAAATGTACCTTCAAAAAGCCAGCCAGCCATTTCTCCATCGATATAAAAAGGTTCTCCTTCTGTAACACCTGTTAATTCTGTAACGCCTGTAATTTCATTGGAGGCATCGACATAATAAAAAGTCTGTCCGCTTTCGTCGACAAAATATAGCCCATCTGGTGAAATGAACCCTTTGATAGGCTCTTCGTATTTTTTAGCAGCAGACCCTACGTTTAATTCTGTATTTCCTGTTAATTCGGTAACATTAAAAATAAGGTTATGTTGTTTTTCATACATATCTTTATAATAGTCTTCATTCTTATAAATTTCGAATATTTCAGGAGAAATGTTTATCAATTCGTTATCCTCTATTGTCATACCAGAAAATCCCCAATCATTTAAACCGTCGTTAGTTAAATCAAAATGATTAAAGTAATTTATTGTCAATCCTGTTTCGGTTTGAACCCTTGTGGTATCGCAATAAAAAGAACATTCAATATTCTCATAATTAAATATATCATTTTTATCATGGTCTATCTTTGCTCTTACTGGTTCTCCTTCTATAAAAGAAAGAGAATAGTCCTTCAATATATCTATATGAGGGACTATTCTATAGTTGTTTGAATAATGATTATTAAAATTCATTTTTTAGATTATACTTTTACTGCTAAACCTAAAGTTACGTTTATAACAGAGGCGTGTCCATAAGGAACAATCGCTATATTTATATTAACCGTTCCAGTGCTTATAACATCTTGTCCTCTCGGTATCAATACTTTAAAGTCTGAAATTTCTTCGGCATCTAACATACCATTAGGAGTTCTTTTCGCAGTTTCCTCGAATATATCTCTATATACAGAGTCCATTTCACCGTCTGTTTGTTTAACTTTACTATTTACCAAAGGTAACATATCTAAATAAACCCCTCTAAACGCTTTGTAAATAATCGCTGTGTCTGTACCCTTTCTAAAATCATCTGTTAAAGAAGTAGTTACAGGGAAACCTGAAACATAAGAACCTGCAAAAGCGGGAAATTTTCTTATGAATAAATAGCCTTTGTTATGTAATTCTTCTAAAAGAACCTCGGTAATATTTACTACGTCTGTTTCTCCTATTTTAGGAGAGTCCCATTCTGCTGAATTAGTAGTCAGATTATTAGGACCTACATGTCCTGGGTGTTCCTCGACTGATAGTCTAGAAATTATACCTAATGAAGCACCTATACAATTTTCATCGTCAGCGTTTGTTCCAACAACAGGCGTTAGCCATCTATTGTCATATGTGCCGTCTCTTAAATCGTCTATCGATGCTAATTGGTCTATATCATAACTTACTATATCAACCGCTAACAATATATTGTAGTAAGGTTTAAACTCACTTACTAAAGTGTTTTGTCTTGCTTTTATCTCTGCTATATCAGTCGCTATTGTACCTATATCAGAACCTGAAAGAATTGCTAACCTTTTAACGTCACCATTGGTTTCTCTCATTACTTTTAATATCTCTGTATAATCGTAAGTGGCTCCTGTAGGCGCGAATGCTAACCATAATTGACCTCCTGGATTTTGTTTAAAAAACTCTCCTGCTTGATACTTTTCAGTATCATAATCAGTACTTTCCCAGTCATCATTTATATCAAAAATAGAAGTATATCGTTTGATTGAAAAATCAGTTATGTTGCTGTTGTAAGACAAAAGGGCTGATATACCGTCCTCTGAAGGTATGGTTCTATCAATTTGACCATTCAATATGCCTATATTTACTTTTCCGAACATAATTTATATATTTAATTTTGTAAAAAGAGAGAACCTAAATTCTCTCTTTTTAATGTTATTTATTGATAACTTCTTATGGAGTAGTCTCTATAATTCTAATGAAACCTTTCTTATCTTTTCTACATAATGTTCCACCAGCATTAACACCAAACGATAATACGTCTCCGTAGTATAATGGGTGATTAGCTACATAGTATGCTTTTTCACCAGATAATGCTCGTCTAACCATAGATGGATGATAAGCGATTGCTACTTTATTATCAGCATCGTCATGGTCTTCATCATACTCTCTAAATGTGTCATCAGTATCGCCTGATGTGTAACCTACTTCACTCCTCATATAAACCTCAAAACCAGCTACTTTTCCTAAGAAACCTTCTGTAGAAATTTTGTTAGCCAAAGTATCTGAATAGTTAAATTGAGAACCTGTTTCAGAAATTAAGTCTGTTGCTAAGTCACTATCTAATAGTAAAACTCGTCCAGCCATAGGGACATTCTGTCCATCTAATTTTCTTTTAGCCTCTAATACATCAGCAAAAGTCAATTTACTTCTGTTACCTGTTTGGTTTGCTCCCATAGCCGTTCTACTTGACCCAGATGTTCTTACGTTAGTGCTGTCGTCACCATTGGTAATCCATTTAGTAATCACGTCTTTAGTAACGATATCTCTCAAAACATTCATATCCTCACTGGCGATTGACATTCGTTTATCATAAGTAGGGAAAGAACCTTCTGTTTGTAAGAAAATTTTTCTTGGAGTAGTAGTAAAATTATCAACTACATAATCGATAGTAGTATCTATTCTTGTTTCAGCTGCTACTGGTGTGGTGTCTCTGTTTTTAACGACGGTTGAAGCACCTCCTGATTGTGGTAAATATACTCTATAGTTATTTACGTAAGTGTCGTCTATCAAAGCTTTGGCTATGATAATGTTGTCTGCTTTTAAGTATTCTTGAATATCTTTTGTCCATAATTCAGAGAATACATCTTGATTTTGAAAACTCATATTGTTTTAATTCTTTTTTGAATAAGTAATTTCTTACTTATTAGTATATATTTTTCGTTCCTTTGTCTTTCTTATAAAGAAGCTCAAATTTTTCAGGGTCGTTACTCATTAACTCTTTTAAACCTTCTGGGTCTTTTATATCCCAGTCTGATAAAGTCCAATTGTCTCTTTCTGAACCTATTGTATCAATCTTATCACTTAACTTTTCGGTTTTAACTGACTTTAAGTTATTTAAGATTTTTTCTGTTTGTCCATAAGAAAGTCCTTCGAACATATCTTTTTGTTTATCAGTTATTTTACCGTCCTCGATTCCTTTGTTGATTAAAGCATTTAACTTATCAACCTCTTTTTCAGCCTCATAAGATGCTATCTTTTCGTCTTTGTCTTTGATAGTCTGGCTTAAAGTTTCTATCTCTGTGTCCTTTTTACTTAACTCTTCTTTTGTGTCGTTTAGTAAAGAATTCAAAGTTTCTGTTTCTTTCACCATCTCGTCTATCTTAACATTTAATTGTTCGTCTGTTTCAACGTTCAATTTTTCAAATAAACTTTTGTTTTCCATAATGTTATATTCTTTTTTATCTATCTCTTTTAATGATAGTTCTATATTTTCAGTATCTACTTGTTCGTCTTTATAGAAAAGTTTTACTGCTGATTTGTTGGCAGGTAACGCTGTGATAGACACCTCTGACAATTCGCATTTAGTGACGGTTAAAACTCCGTCAATCGTCTTTTTCTCTAATATTCTAAATCCAATAGATGTCCCCCCTATATAATTTTTTTCAATTTTTTTCTTTATTTTAAGTGCCTCTGTGTCGTCCTCGTCAAATTCTGCTACACCTACTAATTTATCCCCTTCTATGGCTATATCTAACCACCTACCAATAACATTATCACTATTATGATTATATAACATAACAGGGTTATTTAAAAACTCTGTGTAGTCTATACCTTGTGTCAAGACCCTAAATCCTTTCATGTTTATTGATTCGTCACTTAAAATAAATTTCATATTTATTATTTCTTTTTTATTAACTATATATAAAAATTTCTCTCCTCCCTAAATAATTTAATTAGTTATTACCGTATAGCCTAAACTTTCTAATATAGTGACTGCTGTGTCTGAATTAGAGGTTCTTGGAGCATTATTTCCACTTATATTTATTGTTCCTGGTGTGAAATCTGTAAATAATACTGACATATCTATCAATAAATTATCTACTTCTGTTTCACTTAAACCGAAATTAACATCTGGTAAAGATATGAAGTCTATCATGTCAATTCGCAATGCTAAGTCTCCTGAATAATTCATTATTCTATTATTACCTCTTATATCAAATCTTTGAACCTTATTTTCTAAATCACTTATATCTCCGAATATCTCATTCTCTCCCCATATAATAAAATCTACATTCAATTTCGTATTTCTTAAATCACCTCTTATCGTATTATTGCCTTTTATGTTTATACCTCTTGAACCTTCTATTAGGTCTTCTATATCGCCATATAATGTGTTATTACCACCTATTATTATATTTTCTGCTAATGTAGGTAGGTGTTTTATATTACCTGTTAGTGTATTCTCTCCTTCTATTCTAAATAAATACGGGTTCATTGTCATTCCACTTAAATCGCCCATTATATCGCTTGTCCCGTCTATATAAACTCTTTTTAAAAAACTATTAAAATTGTTTATATCACCTATCAATTTGCCACTTGTTTGTATTATTTGTGATAGTTTGCCATCTATTGTATAAAACTTTATATTGCCTTCTGTATCATCTGTTAAATAATTAGTATCTCCTGATAGTTTAGTAAGTGTTCCATTTTCGTCTATTATTACATAATCTCTCTCGTCATTGGTCAATTGTATGTTTGTTGATCCAGAATAGTTGAACTCTCCTGAATAATAATGAAACTCTCTTTCCCAGTTTATCTTATCTAATTCTGGTTTTTCGTCTCTTTCTATTGATATGGTGACTGGTATATCATTTACAAATGTGTCCTCGCTATTCATATCATATTGCGTCATATCTAGATATCTAACTCTTACCTCTAATTGTGTTAAATTTAATGACTTAATTCTTTCTAATACTCGGCTATGTGTTATATCGATAGTTCCGACAGCGTATCTATCAACATTATCAATATCAGGTCTTTGTTCTTTTAGTGCGTCGTCCCATTTACCATCTATTGAATTTATAACCTGTTCCACAAATATATCATGGTCTAAACCTCTTTCTCCTGTTTCGTCTCCGTCTCTAATGACTGCTGCTTTTTCAGTGGCCACATAAAGTTGAAAATCTATCAGTCCATTCATCACTCTTTGTTGAAAATAATTAATAGGTATATCAGGCATATGAAAAAAGACTGCTGGATATCTTATACCTTCGTCTTTTCTGTTATTGAAAATCTGGTTATTCCAATCGGCATAATGTTTAAATCCTAATTCATTATTATTCATTAACCACTTGATTAAATGATACATATATTTTCTCATATTTATTCTTTAATTTTTTTATCTGTTAATTTCATTATTCTGTTGACTAATTCACTACTTTCGCCAATAAATTGTCTTTTTGGTATGTTTATTTTATCTGTTAATGCTAAATGCTTCCACATAAGATTCTTAGTTTCGCTATATTTTCGCCAAAAGTATTTACGCTGTTTCTCTGTTACTTTTATCGTCCCTCCTTCATTATGTATATCGGCATAAGGTAAATCGGAACCAGTTTCGACTGACCATTTAGTAATACCCATTATTCTTATACTATTCCATAGATTGCCACTTTCTATCAGAGTTCTTGTCTTACCCTCGACAGGTTTCCATGGTTCAGGTGTAGTATCTAGCCAATTGCCTTGTAGAAATCTCTCTTTGACAAAGTTTTGTATCTCTAAACCTATATCATACATTTCTGGTATGACTTGTTTAGTAGTCAGTTTGTTTAATGCTTTTGTATCAAATGTCACTTTATACATATTTGTTAATTGTCTGCTTTAAAATAGTTATGATTCCTTGAAAAAATCACACCATCTTGTAATGGGTTCTTAAGTCCTAATTTTTCTTTTTCGTGTCTAACATCCTCCATACCTTGTGAGTATTGGTCTGAATTATTTTTTTCTTCTCTTATTATTTTGTATGTACATCGGCAATTTGGTGCTGTCCCAGGCATACCATAAGTAAGCCAAAAGTCATCATTTGCTGGTAATGTAAGTCCTTCTAATTCTGCATGTTCGTCTCTTACTTTTTCATCTCCTACCGTAACCCATTGAATAGAGTAATTAGGAGTCATATTCAATAACTCATCTAATGATTGTGCTTGTCTTATGTTCTTAACTAACATATCTGTCTCAACTTTTAGATATGTATCGTTATACTTTTTGAATATATGTCTCATATTCTTTTCAATATCTGTTATGGATTGGGTTGCATCTATTGAACTTAATTCACCAAATATTCGTTTCATTTTAGCACTGGTAAATTCCTCTAAATTCTTTTTAACTCTTTGTCTTGAAAAGCCAGTCATTTTAACTCTTTCAGTTAAGAACTCCTCGTGTATATTCTCAATTAAAGAAAGTTGTGATTGTGATATTCTACCAGTCGTTTTATAATCGTTTATAAATGAACCATATGCTCTATCTAAATTCTGTTGTAATTCTGTCCATGTCATTTTCTATTCTTCTTTTTTATCATCATTTTTCTCTTTTTTAAATTCAAAAGGGTTAGGTTTCTCTTTTTTACTAGATATTTCAGTATCATATGTATTTATAAGGTACTGATGGTCTAATTCATATCCATTTTTAATTAATTCTATATCAAAGGCGCTTCTTTCTTTTAGACTTAATTTCTCTCCTAAATCAAACTCTATATGTATATCATCATTCTTTAAGAAACTTAACTCTTGTAGCCTTGGTAAAAGTTCCATATTTAAGAAAAATTGTAAGTCTTTTATATCACTATTTACTCTTAATCTAAAAGTGTTTTCGTGTGTCTTAGATTGTGAATAAGACGAACCATCGTCCATGGTCATAGTTGAACCTATAATTGTCTTTTTTATCTCTTCATTGATAAGTTTAATCAACCTTTCATAAACATTATAACTGTCAGAGTTTTGTGTTTGTAGAAACTCTATCTGTTCCTCCATATTCAAAACTATTGAACTACTTTGTCCTAAATTCTTTAAATAGTCTAACAATTCTCTCCTTTGTATATCGTCGTTAGAAGGTGTCCTACCTATTCTAACAGGCGTTCCGAACTTTTCAGCGTAAATAGCCCATGCTTTTATTGCTTCTTTCTTATATATCCATAAAGGTACCAATTTATTTAGTAGCCCTAATGACTTATCTATTACATTAAATATAAATTTGTTATCTTTGTAATATATGTGTTTGTCTTTGTCTATCATAACACCTTTTCTGACATAATAATATTCAGGGACACAATTATGTCTCTGTATCAACTCGGCTCCGTCTATTGATTCGTTTATATAATCGCCTAATTCTATTACAGAATAACCGTAATACTTACTCTCTAAGAAAAGAGTACAAAAATCATAAAACCAGGGTTTATTAAAGAAGCTATAATATTCGTCTGTTATGTCGTCGCCTCTATATACATTAAAAGATGATTGTATTGATGATCTAATTCTATTTTCTATTGCTCCTGAAATGGTTCCGTCGTCCATCATCTGGTCGTATATGAATTGTAAATAAGAGTAATCTCTCATTCCTTTTTCAGGATGTTTTGCCTGATACATAGCCATATCCCAATCTTTTAGAGTTTTTTTAACTCTATAATGATATTCGGCGGCTATAGCGTTTTTTAACTCCTTAGTTTTCTTTGTGTTATCTTCAGTAGTTCTGTTTAACTTACTTATGTTAAATCCTAATAAATTCATATTTAGTTATTATATTTTAGTAGTCCCAATCGTTTATTGTATTTATGTTATTTGAATATAAATTTTGTAACCTGTTGTCATAATTTATATTTTTCTTAGGTGACTTTATATTAATCTTACCGTCTCTTAAATCTTTGATTGTTTGTATCTTATTCTCATAATCTGTAAGTCTTTGTTCAGGTATTATATCAATTGTAGTTCTTTGGAATAGTAAATAAACTACCAAAGTTGTTAATATATCTATAATAACAATGTTTCTCTCTTCGTCTTTTCGTGATAACATAAACTCCATATCATATACATTACCGATATAAGAGTCCATCATCTCAATGGCTTGTCTCTCTGCTAATTGTAGTTTTTCGTTTTCAGGTCCTACTCCTGTTTCGTCGGCGTCCAATATATCGGCAAACACATTGTCTTTTATTTTCATTTGAAAATCACTCGGTTTTAAAAACTTTAGCATAATTGTGATTATTTTTTATTTACTATATATAAAAATTTCTTTCTTTGAAATTAGTAATTATCATATTTATTAAAACCCATATCATAAGTCTGTACTTTTGTCCGTACGCCACTATTATTGACTTTACTGAAAGCTGATTGTAAAGCATCAGGGAAATCGTCGTTTGCTTTTGAACCTTTATTAAATGCTAATAACTGACTTTCTGCTTCTCTCCAATCGGTTGATCCTCTTAACTTTTCGTCTACCCAAAATAGTAAGCGTTCCCAATATACAGATAATGTTTCTATTCTAGTATATTTCTCTCCTTTAACGGATTTATCTAAAATGAATGGTATTCTTATATTTGTCTGTTTCTCTCTTTTATAAAACTCATCTGCTAAAATATTCTGGTTCATGACCGATTCAAAATAAATTGGACAATCTTTTCCTAATCTATATATTTCTCTATATTTATCAAATACCCAATCAACAAGGTCTGACATTTTACTACGTCTTACAAATACGTCTAAAACATAAAATTTACCTGCCTTAACTCCTAATATAACAGCCGCTTTAAAATCACTCTTTTTATTACTTGTCCAAGCAGGGTCAATATACATACATATTCTCTCCATTTCTCTTATATTAATATGTTTGAATTGTATCCAGTCGTTTCTGAATACGGCGCCTTCTATTATAGGTTTATTTAACATTTCTCTTTGAAAAGAAATGGGACCTGCCATTTCTCTTGCTCTCTCTATACTTTCTTTTGTCCAATACTCTGGCCATGATGGTATTTCGTTTTCGTCGTAAATATTGACTTGTTCTTTGTAATCGATAGGCTTAGTTTCATAATAACTTAATAGCTGCTTGTCGTGGAACCTGTTACCAATAAACAAAACTCTGTAACCGTCCTGTGATACTGCTGGAACTAATTCATCATTGAACCACTCATATAATTTCTTCATACGGTCGTCATTTAAACACCTTTCATTAGTATCAACATCATCTAATACTAATTCTGTTATCCTCTTACTACCTTTCTTTGTCCCCCTTGGTGATAAACCTGGTGACAAGGCGTTAAACCATGTGTCATATTTCTTTATGTAATATGTGTCCTCTGACCATTCTATTCCTCTTTCTCTAAAGGGACCGAAATCATGTATTAGTAATTCATTATTTTCTAATTCTGTCCTGATATTCATAATCATTTCTCTTGTCGTCTTCATACTTTTAGATACATACACGACGTTATCTAAATTACCTCTTATCATTTCCCATAATAATATATGGGCTGTATTTGTTGTTTTTGCTAGTCCTCTTGCCCATACGAACAACCCATACCAACTATGTGTTTGTTTTGCTTCTGTAAATCTTTGAGCCATATTCTTGTGTATGTAGTTCATTTTCACTAACTTACCGTCTCTCTCACAATTATGTCGCATATACGTTTCTACAAAATATTGATAATCTTTTAAGGCTTTTTCTTTCCTTAATTCTGCGTCTTGACCCGATTCAAATAGTCTTTTCTTACTAACTTCTTTAAGCCACTCTCTTTGACTATTCCATTCAGAATTGAAAACTTTTTTTGATTTCTTAACATCCTCATTTATAAGTTCTTTATAATAACTATGTCTATATTCTTTTTCCTCCATTGTTTAGATATATTTCGTTTATAAAACCCTCTTGAACGTCTATTATTTTATTGACTTGTTCTGGGTCTAAGTTATATGAGTTTATTGCGAATTTATTAAAAGCCATAAACAATTGTGTTATCTTTTCTGGGTTTAAATTACTACCAAATACATCAGTAAAACTTTCTAATACGTCCTTAACAGCATTATAATTAGTGCCTTTTAACTTCTCTCTTATACCAACCAATTCTTTATTTCCGTTTCTAACTCTATAATCTCTTTCTACCAAAACTTCTGTTCCTTCTATCTGTTGGTGTAGTGCTATTAGTGCTTTATCTACTAATTTTTCTTTACTCTTATCTCTGGCTACATTGATAGCCTCTTTCATACGATTGTTCAATTCTTCGCTTGTTTCTATTAAACGTGCAAATTTATCAGGGTCAATAGATAGCCTATAACACAAAGTATGAACATCGTATAGTCCTGTTTTATAAAGGTCGAAAAATTTATCAATAGTATGTTTAGTAACTAAACTGAATGCTTCTACTTTCTCCATTCCTTTCTTAACTTTATTCTTGGAGCCTTTTGGTCTTCCTCGTCTTTTCGGTTTATCTGTAGATTCTTTATCTGTCATATTTAATGTCGTATTGATTTTTGAATACTTCCCAATCTTTGTCAGTAGTAAGAGTATTTTGTTTTTCATATTTGTATAAACTTCTTATTATAACATTTAGATTGTCCTCTAATAAATAGTATTTGAATTTTTTACCATAAGTTGAATATATGTAGCAAGGTAGA